ATGATGACATCATCAAAGTAATACAGCGAGTTAATCTTCAAACCAAGTGTCATCCAGAAGTTATCCATAAACAGGTGAATCAACTTAGGCGGTGCCATAAAGCCTAGAGTCTGGATGATGTTGGTACTCATCATCACAGCAGTTGCTAGGTTCTTACCCTGTAGCAAGTCATTGCCATAGGCAAGGCCGTAGCCCTTGATGTTAATAGCTTCTGCTAGGTGTCTATCCCAACTCTTAGTCTTGACCAAGTGGTCATCGCCAAGGAAGTAGATAGTCTTGTACTTATCTGCATACTTATTTGCTACCAGGTTCAGTGTGCCATTCATACGAAGTCGTGGATTGACCTCATAGATGACATCATCTAAGCGTGGGTATAAATCTGATTGGTCGTCATCAATTGCCACACAGAAATCAGATACAACTGAGTTCTCTTTGAGTGCATTGATGCATCGTTCAACGTTATCTGGCCTGCTACGTGAAGGTAAAATAACTAGATTGCTATTGGACATTGTATCCTCCTTGATAATTTGCCATCGCATCCTTGCGATACATCCAGCCGTACTCGTCTTGGTCACCAATCTGGCACGCTGCATAGTTTACTAGCAATTGTGCATAATCGGAAGCATCTGCTGTGTGTGGACCAAATCGGTTCTTCACTGCAGCTACTGCAAGAGTTGCTTGGTTGGGGTCATAACCCAGCGTAAGTATCAGAGCAGGTAACTGACTGACCTTACCGTGGATAGCACGACGTGCAGGTGGCTTGCTGGGTGAACCATACTCAGATTGTTCTGAGACGTGGTGTAGCACCATTACGCAGGCTTCTGTCTTACGTGCCATATCGTGCAACTCCATCATAATTGCACGTAGCCCTGACCACTCATTGTCTGTCTCTGCTGCCACATTCATTAGGTTATCTATGATGATAAGTTCCGGAGCAATTCCGTAGAGTTCTACGTAAGCTCTTATCTCTAGTTCAAGATCATCTATCGAAGGTGATGAGTCAAAGACCCACTTGATATGGTCTATCTTTTGGAAGTGATGGTTGTAGTGTTTGCTGTTTCCAGCTAAGTTGCTCTCAACAGTAACCTGTGAGTGACCTGATGTATGCGAGGCTGCTCGCATCATCACGGTAGTTGTATCAGTATCAGCAGAGAAGAACAGCGTAGGTACCTTTGCTTTGATTGCATAGATCAATGCGAACATTGACTTACCAGCATTAGGTGCTGCTGCAACCATACATACCTGACCACGCCTGAACTTAATCTGTTTGGCAGCTAAGCCAACCCACACGTCAGGTAATGGTGTTGCTTTGGTAAGCACACCACCCCACGCACGGGACAGGTTAAGCACTTTTATCCTCCTGATGAATCTTGATACCTCTTTGGCGACGCACAAACTGGCGTTCTCTATTGGTTAATCCACCCCAGATGCCGTGTGCCTCGTTGGAGATACCCCACTCAGCGCACTCTTTTTTATGGGGACACCGATTACAGATACCCTTTGCAAAAAGAGCATCTGCTACCGATCCACCTTCTAGTGTTGATTCTGGATACCAGAAATCTCCACCTACTGTTGCACAACTTGGCGACTCAAATTCTTCTGGTCGCCGTGACACTTATCGAACCCAGATGGTATCGCACTTGTCTGTTGCACCCTTTGGTGCAGCACACATATAGCCCTTCCAAGGTCCTCGTGCTGATGTTCCTTCACGGAAAGCCATTACTCCGTGACGACAAGAGTTAGTGCCACCTGCTGGTGCAGCTGCTGCAACTGGTGTTGCATTAAATGCTTGAGCAACTGATGCAACTGTTGGTGCTGCTGCAACTGGTGCTGCAACTCCACCTGTTAGTTCAAGTCCTGTTGCACGAATGTTCATTGCATTCATAGCAAGGTCTGCAAGACCTGCTTCTAGTTCTGTAACTGATGCTGCATACAAGTTGATGAGTGTTCCATCTGCCAACTTGTAGTTGATCTGAAACTTTGTACCTTCTGTAGCCATTTACTTACCTCCACTTTGCTTTATAGATAGTCGCTGGCTTTCAGCTCCTACCTTCTTAGGGACAAACCCTAATAGTTTTTCTACCTCGCTACTATCAACTGACTCACGTCCTTTGACAGTTGTCCAACTTACTTCGATACCTGAATTAGTAGTGCCCAGTAATCCTTCAAAGGATGCCTTCAAAGAATCTTGTTGCGTTTCTAACTCTTTAATCTGCGCTGCTAACTGTAGATATAGCAGTGCGTTCTTGTCAATATCTGCATCATCAATGATTACATCACTGACTGGTATACGTTCTTTTTTTAGACCAACGCATCCCATCTCACCTGATGAGTCATAGAACTTGCAGTAATGCTGGCAGTAACTAGCATCCTTTTCTGGTGCTGGTGCTTCCTTAGCTTCTTTAACAGCCGCTAGCCAACCGAGTGCCTCAAGAGCAATAGACTCATCGTAGTCTTCAGTATGCACCTTGACATCACGTTCGTCCCCGTCCCTGGCAATTGCTACCAAAGACACTCGGTTGACCGCATAGCCGTTATTAGCTAGGAGGTAGCCGTAAAGTTGTACCTGCCAACGCTGTTGCGTTGATGGGAAGTAAGAAAGGTTACGCACCTTGCTTGTCTTCCAGTCAATAACATCACCTGTACCTGGTACGAAGCAATCGATGTGTGCCTTCATACCGTTGTACTCAACTTCTGTTTCAATTAAAACATCTTTGTTACCTGCTAACGCTCTTTCAATCTCAGCGTGGATAGCAGTACCCATAATGGCAGCGAGTTTAAGTTCGTTGTCATTAGTTTCAGGTTGATCGTTCAATCGGTACCACACCTTACGACGGCAACCACCAACCTCTGATGGACCAATCTGTACCTGTGTAGAACGTGAACGCTTAGCATCGCCTGCACGTAGTGCAGTCAGTAGTAACTCTTTAGGATCTGTTACTGACATCTTGCGTGATTCCATAATAGGATAATAAAGATAACTATTCCCCAGTAGATAAGCCACTCACCCATTCTTCACCTGATTCAATAACAGTTTCATATCTTCTTCTGCAGCTTTTACTACAGAGGTAACTCCATCTTCATAACCAGTATCGTAGGCTTCTTTCAAAGCATATCCGATAGTCTTTTCCATAACTCCTCCTAGAGTCTTTCTTGGACTACCAATTGTAGAGGCTTACCTGTGTTGGCATCAAGCATTGACGCAATCTCTACGGCTTTACGGGCGTGTCGCTTGGCGTAGGCTAACTCCATATCAGGTTTGATAGTTGAATACAGGTAGCCAAGAGCAAGCTGACCACCAGAACCGATGCCATACGCTCCGTGATCTGCTTGGAAAAAAGACAGATCACAAGCGATACGAAAGATATTACCGTTAAAAGCAATGAGATAATCGAAGCCATCATCTTTGTCCACCTTATTGTAGTCGTAGTTGTTGTCTGTAAATGCTTGGTTAATACTTGGTATTACCTTCTTGCCCATAAATTGGACTGGATCTTCACCACGATAAAGGGGTGGTTTCCAGTTATATGCAAGGATATCACCTGGTCTTGTGTCACCTGAGATACCGATAAGGAACTTACCTATCTCAACAATCTTCGGCGTACTCGTAGCAAGAGTTACGAGGTTGTCCTCGGTTATCTGAGAGTCAGATACAAGAACCGCGTAATCGATTAGCTGAACCCCAGTGATCGTTGTCATACCTGAGAGATTAACACACCTTACGGCGTGTCGTACCTGAGACACGCTACCTGGCTACTACAATATGAGCCGTGAGGCGAATTAAGCAGTCGGGCGCCCTCAATGGGCGCGACAGTAGCAACAGTACAGTACACCGCCTGCTCCGTCTACTCACCCTGCAATCTTTACGTAGACATTCAGATACCCTTCCTGAGCCTTTTGGAGCCGATTTGCGGGGTTTAGGACCTATCCACGTGTGTCCGTGTGGCTCCCAGGTATTCAACGTTATGGCAGCCTTTGAAGACTATGAGCTGGTCTGGTACTTTCTTGATGCAACCTGTGTTAGCTGCGGTAATTTGGTAGTTGTTCCCTGCTCTGTCGATAAAACGGCATAAAAAAAGAAGCCCGGTCCCCGAAGGGACCGAGCCTCTGTGCCTCGCAGTAATACTAGGTTTAGACTTCCTTGTCTAGTACTCTTCCGAACTCTTCTTCTGTCTTATCTGCCCACTTAATTGCAGGTGCAGCAATTGCACCTAGCAAGACTGCATACTCTGGCGATAGATCTGTTAGTAGTGCAATACCCATAGCAACTGCAGCTCCTGCAACAGCACGGATATATGACTTGATTACTGCCTTCTGCTTCTTAGTGATTTTTAGTTTCATTTGTTCTCTTTCTTCTTGGGTAGAGGTTTTAATCGTAGGGCAAATGCTCTTGCTGCATCTGCAGTTTTGAACACAGGCTTGTTTAACCAACGGAACCAAGGCGAGGTATCTTTTGCATACTCTTCCTTGATGGATATATGAATGTGCTTTGTGTGTGGGTTGGAACCTTTGTACACACGTAATCCATTTTGCTTCGACCAGATCTTTCCCTTGAATATCAGGTAGTCAACACGTGGGTCTGCTTGCAACTTCTCAAAGATTTCGTTGCAGTCAATGCCACCGAGCTTGTCGTGTGTTAAATCTACAGCGTGACCTGTGTTGTGGTCAGAGTTGGGATTCTGAAGGATATGCGCTTTGGACGGTAGGAGTCCATCGGATGCTTTCATACGCAATGGCGCTATCTTGGTGGCCTGGCGCAGAACAGCAATAGCGGCAGGTGTGGCTTTCTTGACAACAGGTTTCATCATTACTCATTTCTCAGCTACTAACTTGAATAGGTCGTCTACTCTTTTTTCTAATCTGTCCAATGAATCACGCAGGCTTGATCCAGAGTTTGGTTTAAGTTCTGCCAGATAATGTTTGACTATCCAGCGTAGTGCTGTAAATAGTGCTCCTAGTACGGTACATACTGCAACTGCAATGGTTGCGTAGTCTGATGCCTGCATCGAATGTTCTCCTAGACGGTGCGGATAGTGACCAGTAACAAGCCTCCGTAGCCGGAGAATCGCTTGTCAGTTGGTGTGCGGTTAATAAAGTCCATCTCTTCAATCAGACCAATGAATGTTTCACCAGTTCTGAAATCTTCTACTCTTACAGTATCTCCAGCATTTTCTATATTTTCTAGAGCTACCATACGAGCATAGGCTGCTCCATCGTAGCCAACCTCTACTCCGTAGTGGTCTTTCTCGTGGTCATAGCAAAACACTGGGTACTGAATCAATCGTTGACGTGGTACTGCTGGCAGTGACTTGACCTGGTATCCAGTAAATAGTGGACCCTTAGTATTGTCTGTATCATTGCGAGTAAAGGTAAACTTAAAGGCAAGATACTCTTGCCCACCTACTGGATATGGAACACCAATCTCAGATACGGTTGCTCCTTGTAAGAAGTTACCAATGGCATACTCAGATCCCTCTTTATCAACTGAGGTTACAGATAGTCCACCATTGGTAGAATCAAAGCGAGGATTTAGGAACTTGAATAGCTTATTCTCTAATGTGTTATAGCGGATATAACCAGTCTGCAAGTATCCATCTGCTACAAGTCTGGTAGCAGATTCAATATAGAGGCGACCATTAGAGTTTGTATAATTTGTACAGAAAGCAATTCTATCTGTACCATTGATAAAAGCACAGGCTGTGGTATATCTACCAGTGCCATTGGCATAGTAATTATCCCAAGCATAAGGAAATATCAGGGGTCCTATTGGACTACCAAGGTCAATACGAGTAACTCCAGCCTGGCCTTCTACATTGGTTGCACACCAGATGTATCTATCACGAGCAGCAAAGTCATAGACTGGCTGCTCTGATTCAAAGTTTAGTGGTCCATAGGCTAGTGAGCCATCATCTGATACTGCTGCTACACGAACACCTTTGGTTGTGCCAATGACCATATAGCTTAGGTAGTAGTAAATCTTGTAGATAAGTTCTCCGCTAGGCATCTCAGCAGCAGTGATAGCGCTGGTCAGTGAGGGCATAGCACCTGCTGTAGTCAAGGTAAACTTCTGGATATTGGACTGAGTACCTGAGAATCCAGCACAGTAGATAGCAGCACCTGATGAGGTGATACTGGTGTAGTTAAAGTCACTTACTGGGTGGGTATAGACAGCAGTAGGTAGAGATGTAGCAGTAGTTGAAATCTCAAATACTTTGTTGTTGATTGTTGCTACGATACGCTCTTTAGTAAACTCCATACAGGCATCGTTAACTATGATGGATGTAGTCTTAAACATCTCAGTGGCAGAAGCGGTAGAGTCAATAGGACGCTTATACATAGCAGTTTTATCTGTACCAGCATCATCAATTAAGGTGATCCAATAGGCAAATACACCATCATCACACATTGCATAGACGCGGTAGTCTCCGCCTCCTGCATAATCTACAAAGTGTTCAATCTCGCTAGTTGCAGTACCTGCTGGGCTTACTGCTGTAGATGCAACATCTGATGCAGTCTTAGCATAGGTAAAGGTTGTAGTGCTTGGAACTGTGGTGATGGTATAGGTACCATTGAAGGTAGCATCTACGTTAGATACAACCACTTCAAAGCCTGCAGCAAAGCCGTGAGCAGCAGCAGTGGTTAATGTGGCTACGTTAGATGTCAAAGCCTTGGTAGTAACGCTTGCCGTTATTATCGGGATAATCTTGTCAATATCACCATCATCGTGGAACAATACGCCATCGTAGGTATTGCCACCTTGAACCCACTTCGCAGAGCGAAGATGTTGGTTAGGTCTATTGTTGCTCTTAAGAGTGCCAGTAGTAATGTGGCTCTGGTCAGTATCATAAATAAGGCTAACCTGTCCTTTAGTCCAGACATCTACACCTTTGGATTCGGTGTATTGAAATCTAAGTCCTTCATCTTGAGCAGGCTCAAAGTACTTGATGCCTTGACCTAGATGGAATGATGACTGGCTTCTAAACCACCAACCAGTTAGAGATTGCTCTCCAGATTCTCTGGTTTGGTCATACTGTTGCTTACGATACTGAGCCGTTACACGGCGATAAGGTGATTCATCAGAGGCAGCAACAAAAAATGGTTGCCCATTGATTGCTAAATCATATGCTTCAGCTGTAGGAGTATAGGTTGGAGTAGTAGAAGGATTTGATAGAACATACGGGATACCTTCTGTGATATCAAAGTTAACCATCATTCTCCTTCAGGTTTAGGTGATACAAATACATCATTTACTTCATCGTAGGTATCGCCAATTCCAGCAAACTTGCCTCGGAAGTTGGCGTTATAGGAAGTCTGTACCCATCTACCACCAAGATTATTGATAAGCCAGGAGTATCCCTCATCTCCCGCTGGGTCATTATTATCACCAACAGTTACACGAAGAACGATATTGTTTTCATCAAGTTCTGCCCAATGCGCCATTAGTCCACCTGTGCCTTTGTATAACGAACGATTACTAGACCTGATCCACCGTTACTACCTGAAACACCACTGCTATTTGATGTCGATATACCACCACCACCAGAACCAGTATTTGCTGTAGCGTGATTGGTATTACTTACTGAGGAATTTGAAAGGCTTGCACCTGCACCACCTGCTCCCGCAGTTCCACCTACACCAGCACCACCTGCTGCGTATCGTCCAGATACGCCAGTACCAGTTACAGATGCCCAAGTAGAGTAAGAGTTAGTTCCTGCTCCACCATTTTCCTGATCCCCTGCAGCACCAGAACCTCCACCACCACCAGATTTACTAGAACCTGGAGTGTAAACTCCTTCAAATCCACTACCACCAGCATTACCTTCACCAGATATACCAGCACCAGCAGGAGGATTTACATATCCTAAAGTTTCATTGTACCAACCAGTATCTCCTTGACCTGAACCACCATTGGTTTGAAAAAAACCACCACCAGTAGTTGAGTAAGCGCCAAGAGATGAGTTGCTTCCAACAGAAGTGGAGCCACCAGCACCAACTGTTGCTGTGTAATTAGATGGAGATAGGCTTTGAGTAAATAATTTAAGACCACCCGAACCGCCACCTGAACCAACAAGAAAATTAATTGATGGAGATGTAGCATACTGAGCACTACTACCAGCGCCACCGCCAGATATAACTAATATATCTGCGCTCAAGGTTCCATCAGTTACGCCTAGAGTTCCATTAGAGGTAAAGGTGCGATAGTAGTATGTAGCATCAGAGGTAAGTGTTCCACCAGTAACAGCTGGTTTACCACCACCACTTCCAGTAATTCCTATGATGGGCATTAGGCAAGGTTTCCTATTACATACCAAGTATCTGTTGCAGTCTTAATGCAGGTTGCTGCGCCATACTGCTTGCCAATTTTAGGAGCAGCAGCTGTAGCACCAGTTGATAGAACTGTGGTAGTGCCAGATGTGACAGCATTGATTGTTACCTGACCTGCACCAATCTGAATAATATGAATCTGGGTTCCTACTGGGAATGCAACGGAGGCATTGGTAGGAATTGAGTAGGTCTGAGCAGAGCCATTAGAAGCAGTGACAAACTTGCCATTATCTGCCAAAGCAAAGGTGTAGGTAGTACCAGTTTGTGCATTGACTGTAAGGTTTAACTTAGGATCATTAGCGGTGGGACTGGTCAAAGTCTTGTTAGTTAAAGTCTGTGTACCAGTTAGGGTAACTACACCAGTCAAAGTATTGCTTGCAGCATCAATAGTTTTGTTAGTTAATGTTGTAGTTCCTGCAGCAGTTACAGCGCTATCTACGCCATTAGTGTAATAATCTAAGTCACTAGAGGTAAGAACGTGCTTGATGGTTGCACCAGCGGTATGTGTAGTACCAGAAGTCCCTGCCTGTCCACGAAGCAAGCCAGTCAGGGTAGAACCTGATGTACCTCTTACAAAGATGACTTCTTCATAGGCAGTGTCTGGGTCAATAGCAATGGTAAATTGGTCTACGTTTCCACCAGCAAGGGTGACTCCACCAAGGAGAGCAGTAACAGCAGCGGTGTTAGCCAGCGATAGCGTTGTATCGCCTGCACCGATAGATGAGTTGAGTAGTTGCTCAACGGATGTAGATGAGTATTTTCTGGTCACGTTTTGCCTGCCTTATTTCGTATAGTGGATTCGTATTGGATACTTGTCTTGTAGCTTGAGTGCTTCTTCATTAAGACGCTGTTGGTATAGAGCGTAGATGTAACGAGATGCACCAACACCTGCATTGTATGGAATCTTTGAGTCGTTCAAGTCAGACTCAGCAGATGTAAGGTTGATACGACCTGGGTCAAGGAATGAGAGCAACTTGTATGAAGCACCAAGAACAACCACATCATATGATGATGCAGGTAGTCCTGTAACTGTTGCATAGTCATCACCGTTATCTGTGAGAACTGTTGGTTCCTTGGTGTAGTAGACCTGGATAGTTCTACCTGGTTGGATGTTCTCATAGATGTTAATAGTGTTGTTGGTACCAAAGGTAGCCACGTTAGCCATTGAGTCCATACGCCAGCGGTTGATAGGCAACCACTCACGGCTAGAACCTGTTGTCTGCCAAGAAGCAAAGATCACAGACTGTGCCTCATCTGGTAGTGAGTATGCAGTCTGGCTTGCATTGAATGTAAATGTTGTAGAGCCAATACCCCAGAGCTTAGGAAAGAATGAGTTGATAGTGTCGTTGATAGCACGCTTGATGTTCTGACGCGGGAATGTAGGAGACAAAATTACCTGAGCGTACTGTGCGTGTGATGTTGCAGTAGTTCCCTGATAGCCACGACCAAAGCCTGCAGGGATAACGTTCATTGTGCTCGTTGCCTTATCAAATGAGTCAACCCAGATAAGTTCGTCATCGATTTCGATGATGCCTTTAGCAAGGTTGTTAGATGAACCAACCTGAATCTCAGTAGCAGAAGCGTTAATGCCACCTGTGTTGGCAAGGTATGTCAGACGATCTTGACGCAGAGTATAACCCTGTAGGTTACTTCTTACTTCGTCTACCATATTGGAAAACGTTGGCATCTATTTCTCCTTCAATTTATTCTTGAAAACTTCAAGGTTATTTTTTAACTGTTCATCATCTGGTGAGATCTGTACTGCTTGCTGTCCATACTCAAAGGCTTCTTGATAGTTACCTAGTTTCCACGCAGAGACAGCTACAAGGTCATAACCCATATGACCCCACGCCCAGTTCTCTGATAGAAACTCTCTGGGTCTTTCTGTGAAAGACAAGGCACGCTTGGCAACATAGTTGCACTCTTGCCATCTTTGCTGCGTGTAGTAATAGTTAGCCAGAGCAAGGATTGATTCACGGCTGGGGTAAATCTCTAAGCCCTGAAGGAGTAACTCTTCCTTACGGTTAGGCTCACACTTGGCTAGCATCCGTAGGGCATAAGACTTCTCAGCAGGAAACTCAGATTTCTTTAAGTATCGCTTGAGCACCTTACGTGCTTGGTCTAACTTGTTGTGGCCGAAGTACTCTCTGGCTAGGTAGTACAGGTTACGGCTGTTAGGTTCAACCTTAACTGCTGCCTCTAACTGCTTCAGGTAATCTCTAGGCTTGGTGTGATCTGGTAGGTGGTGAACCTCAAAGGGGTAAACCTTGTGCTCGTCGTCACCTTCTACACACCTAAGCACCTCGTGGATAGGATGTACCCAGGTCATACCGTGACGCTTGTGGATGCGGAATCCGTCGAACTCTGTTAAGGGCTTACCCTTTTCATCCCAAGCGGTTATAAAGCGGTACTGAGGGCGTTCTATGCCCTCTGAGTGGGCAATCTCAAGCTGCTCACGCCAGCCTGGAGTTAGCACCTCATCCATATCTAAGGCTACGCAGTAGTCGATATCATCTGGCAAGGCATCTAGGCTCAGGTTTCGTGCAGTGTCAAAGCGCCACGGCTCTACCTTAATCTCAATGACATTGATGCCAAGGGACTTGGCTATAGCAACTGTCTCATCTGTAGAACCAGTATCTGCTATCAGGTGATAGTCTGCCTTCAGGCTCGATGTGAGCCAGCGTGCGATATGTTTTTCTTCATTTTTGGCAATAGCATAAACCGCAATCTTTGGCTTCATACTAACCTACTATACAGGCTCTTCATCTGGAACTACTGTTCCATCTGGGTATACCACGCCGGTTGGA